CAAAAGCAACAGAGGTTACAACTGTAGCTGGTAAGGCAACAGAGATAGGCAGACTTGGTACTGCTGATGCTGTAGCAGACATGGCAATACTTGGTACAGCAGATGTTGTATCTGATCTAAACACTTTAGGTACTGCTGATGTAGTATCTGACATGAACACTCTTGCAGTGTCTGATGTTATAGCTGACATGAATACGCTTGCAGTAACCAGTGTTGTTAATAACATGGATACAGTAGCTACTAACGTGACTAACGTAAATAATGTTGGTGGAAGTATTAGTAACGTCAATACGACTGCTGGCTCAATAGCTAATGTAAACACAGTTGCAGGGTCTATAGCAAACGTAAACACTACAGCAGGGTCTATATCCAACGTAAACACAACTGCTGGAAGTATCTCGAATGTTAACTCAGTAGCCAGCAATATGGCTAATGTAAATAACTTTGCAGACAGATATCAGATTGCAGCTAACAACCCATCAACAGATGGTGGTGGTAATGCACTTGCTGCTGGAGACTTATACTTCAACACTTCTGCTAACGAACTCAAAGTTTATAACGGTAGTTCATGGCAAGGTGGTGTAACAGCTAGTGGTAGTTTTGCAGCTACAACTGGTAATACATTTACTGGAGATAACAGATATAACGATGGCGTAAAAGCTCTGTTTGGTACAGGGTCAGATCTAGAAATTTATCACACAGGTTCTGGTTCTGTAATTAACGATGTTGGTACAGGACATTTACACCTTAGACGTAATGGGTCTAACAGAATAAATGTAACTGACAATAGTGCTCAACTTTGCTATGACGGTACTACAAAACTTGAGACAACAAGCGGTGGAATTTCTGTATCAGGTAGTGTCGCAGCAGATGGTTTAGCCGTAGGAGATGCTGAACTGGCAACATTTGGTAATTCAGCAGATTTAGTAATTTCTCATGGTGGAACAGATAGTACCATTACGAATAATACTGGTCAGCTAAAAATTGCTGGTGATGCTATACGAATTACTAATGCTGCGGTTTCTGAAACTCAAGCATTATTTACCGCAGACGGAGCCGTAGAGCTATATTACGACAACAGTAAAAAAGCTGAAACTACAACTAATGGATTCCAAGTAATTAATGGTAAATTAGATATATTTAATACGTCTGGCGGTGCAAGCATAAGAAATGTTTCATCTTCTGGAACGTTTTTTCTTGGTAATTCTACTCATGCAGACTTAGCTTTATATGTCCAAGACAGTACTGATAACAGCATAATTTTACAAGTAAATACTGGCGAAAAAATGCTTGAATGTACTGCTGGTGGATCAACTGATTTGTATCATCATGGCAGCAAAAAGTTAGAGACAACAAGTACTGGTGTAACAGTAACAGGTGGAGTAACATCAGGTTCTGGTGGATTTACAACAACATCAGGTAATGTTGCGATAACTGCTGATAATGCTGAATTACAACTTGGTGCTGGTTTTGATCTTAAAATTTCACATTCTGGAAGTGAAAATATATTCAGAGGTGATAACCTAATAGTCTTTAGAAATGGAGCAAATAATGAAACTACTGCTAAATTTGTACCAAATAATCTAGTAGAACTTTATTACGACAACTCTAAAAAGTTTGAGACAACTGCAACTGGAGTATCAGTTACAGGTGGTATAACTGCAACTGGTCTTTCTACATTTAGTGCATCTGGTTCAGCATTACGATTAAATGATAATTCAATATTAAGATTAGGAAATGATGATACAGACTTTTTTCTTTACCATGATGCAGGTTCAAATGGTTATATTAGTACTGGTACTGGAAAAGTTTTAAGAATAACAACCGATGATTTTAGAGTTTTTGGTGCTAATAATTCTGAAGAAATTATAAGAGGGCAAAAAGACGGAAGTGTATCTCTTTATTACGACAATGTAGTTAAAGCACGAACTAATGCTGGTAGTTTTCAAGTACATGGTGACGTTATTAGCGAACCTAACGTAGGTAATCAAGATGCTGGTTTTAGAGGTTATCCAGAAGGAAGTGCAGTATATACTTGGTTTAGAGGTTATAGTTCAGACGGTGCTCATAACGCTGGAATGATAACTCATAGTGGTCAAATACTTTATCTAGATTCATCTAATAATCAAGGTATATATGTTCGTGCTCATGGAACTGGTAAACATTATTTTCAGACTAATAATACTACTAGAATGACTATTGATGCTACCAATATATTTTTACCTGATAGTCAAAAAATAAACTTTGGTGCTGGTAACGACCTACAAATTTATCACGATGGAAGTCACTCTAGAATCACAAATAGTACTGGAGTTTTAAGTCTACAATGTGATCAAATAAATCTAAATAATGGGGTTAATAACGAAGCTTTTGCTAATTTTTATGCAAACGGTAAAGTAAATCTTAATTATGATAACAGTACAAAGCTTGAAACATATTCTGGTGGCGTTAAAATTTCATCAGATGCAAATCTAGGAAGATTAGTTCTTGCTGATACCGATGGAAACTTTTGTTGGCAGCTTGCTGGTTATGATGAAATTTCTGCTGGCTCTGGCGGTAGAGGTGTTTTCCAAGATGCTACTGGTGCTGTTGTTCTTGATATGAGAGGTAGTGGAACCAATATTCATTCTTACAATACTATCAAGTTAAATGCTGCTGGTACTGCTGATAACTTAAAAGTTACGTTTGGTGCTGGTGATGATTTACAAATTTATCACACTGGTACAAATTCTGCTATTAAAAATCTTACAGGAAGATTAGATATCTATGCTAATACTTTTCATATTAGCAATTTGGCTAATAGCGAAGATATGGCAAGATTCAACAACAATGGATCAGTTGAATTATATTATGATTATAGTAAAAAGCTTGAGACAGCAAGTTATGGAATAAATCTTCAAGATCAAATGATCCAAGATTGCACAGGTATAAACTCTGGTGATCAACAGATTAGAATGGTAGTTCCTACTGGTTCGTCAGGTGGATTTAGAGTACTAACTCATTATCAAGATGGCAACCTTGCTTTTAGTGGTTCGATTGCTAATTTCTATACCACAGGTATTGAGTTTACTGTTGATGTGTCTGCTGCACGAGACATAAATCCTTATGCTAATAATTCTTATGATTTAGGTACATCATCATATCGTTGGAGAAACATCTACACCAACGACCTTAATTTATCTAACGAAGGTTCATCTAATGACATTGATAATACATGGGGTAACTGGACAATACAGGAAGGAGAATCAGACTTGTTCTTAAAAAATAACCGTTCTGGTAAAAAATATAAATTTAATTTAACGGAGGTATCATAATGGCTATTGAATATGGAGACGGTACAGACTCTAATACTGGTCGAGTAGTTCAAGTAGTAACTTCATTTTCTGGTTCAGTATATTCTTTTTCTGCTAGTAACAGTGGATGGAATGATTCGGGTTTTAGTGGACAAATTACGCCTAAAGATAACAATAACAAAATTTTAGTTATTTGTCATTTAGGTAAAGTACATAATAATGGAAACTCAAGCCAGTGGTTGATTAGACGAGATATAGGTGGAACTACAACTGATATAGGCGTAGGAACTAGCACTGGTAATAGACCCGCTAGTACTATGTCGTCTTATGGTACTGGTGGTATAAATAGTGACCACGCTTTAAGCGTACATGGAACAGTTTTAGATAATCCAACTACGACTTCTGCCATAACTTATAAAATATATTGTTGGCCAGAAGATAATGGTACAGGTTATATTAATAGGCAGTCAAATGACGCTAATAATGCCCACCCTTATAGAGCTAGAACTGGTAGTTCAATTGTTATGATGGAGATTGCAGTATAATGAAATATGATCACGAAGCTATTTATAAAGCTTATTCAAATGTTGTACGAATTGCTGATGATATAGGAGTTTTTGATAAAGATAATCAAAACGTAACTATTGAACAATCAAAAATAGATACAGCAAGAACTGAGTTAGATGCTGAGTATGCAAAAGTAAAGTATAAAGAAGACAGGGCAAGAGAGTACCCTGATTGGCAGACTCAGTTCGACTACATTTATCATAACGGGATTGACAAATGGAAAACAGACATAGTTGATCCTGTTAAAAACAAATATCCAAAACCTTAAAAAAAATGGCAATTACAAAAACTTGGGAAGTTAATACCCTAGAAAGAGAACTAGCTGACGGCTATGTTAAAAAAGCTATCTATCGTGTAAAAGGTATAGATGGCAGTGAAGAAAAGGCAAGAAGAACTGGCGAAGTAGAACTTGAAAAGCCAGATACTCTTATACCTTATAAAGATCTAACTGAGTCAACAGTACTTGGTTGGATCAAAGCAAAACTCGGAACTGATGAAGTTGCTGCTATTGAAAAATCTTTAGAAGATGAGATAGCACTTATTAACACACCAGTTACAGAAGAAGGAAAACCTTGGTAATTATTTATGAAACCATCCACAGAAGAATTAACAGAAAAACTACAAGAGTTAATTACTAAATATAATGAAACTCTAAGAGTTCAAAACGAATATAAAGAACAAATAATAGCAACTAATGCTGTTATACAAGATAGGACAAATGGAGACACCGTCAATAATTCTTCCGACTATTCAGAAGATTAAAACGGTAGAAATACCTTTACCTACAGCAGACGTACCTTATTATAAACCTTTGGTTGTTCCACCCAGCGACCTTAGAGATCAAGAAGATGAGCCAGTCAAAACTGTAGAAGAAACGCCAGAACCTCCTACCTTAAAAATACCGTTTATTAAACAGCCAGTACCTCAACCTTCTCCAGAAGTTATAGTGACAGCTGTTACAACGGCGGTGACAGCTGTGGCAGCTACAACACTAACACAGCCTCTAATCGAAAACATTAGAAAAAGAGCACAAAAATTTATACAAGGTAAAATAAACAAATGGAGACAAAACCGCCAGAAAAGAAAGGACTCCTCACAAAGCTCAAAGAAAATGTAGATGACCATGAAGAACAGATGGCAGTATTAGGTGCAGCAGTGCGTCTAGGTGTAGTTATCTGGTCAGGATTTATTATTACATTAGCTTATGTTGAGCTGCCTATGGTCAAAAAGTCAGCTACAGCAGGCGATATCACTTTTGTCGCCAGCATTTTTACTGGTGCACTTGCCACGTTCGGCTTGTCTACTGGTAATGGTAAAAAAGATAAGAAAGAACCTACTAAACCAAAAGAATGAAAAAATGGATTCTTCTCTTAGCATTGTTGTCACCCGCAATAGCAAGAGCAAACACAGTGACCCCACAATTTACAACAGGGTCAATGCAATCGACAACAACTACACAACAAACAATAACAGAAGAGATAGTACACGACGTACTTGGAGCCGAGGTAAAAACTTGGTCTGGAACAAATGTTACACCAAGTGCTGCGATTGGTGCGGACGCCACAACATATTCAGTTATAGATGGGGCAACAGAATGGGATCTCTCAATAACAACAAGAGACGCAGGCACAATCGAAACAATAACAATCGACAGAACTATCGAAACAGATTCTACTACCAATTCTTACTCTATCTTCTCGCAATAAGTACACCTGTATTTGCTGAAGGAGAAGATACTAACGTTAGTAACCCTGTAGCAGCAGCTACGGGTAACGTTACTAACCAAGCTGTGCAGTTTCAGAACAATGGAGCATCTTCACGTCAGATATATGGTCCAAACATACAATGTAATGGATCTACTATGACGTTTAGCCCTTTCTATATGGGTAATCATACAAAACCATTAGATGAGTATATGCAGCCTAGCAGTTATACACTAGCAGAAAACTGGGGTTTCCAGATTAACTTTATGGTTCCTCTGGATAAGTCAGGATACAAACAGTGTAAAGAGATGGCTAAAAGATATGAAGAGAAGATGAAGCTTGAGTATGAAATTACACGAGCACACAAATGTGCAGACTTAATGAAAAAAGGTTTTATGTATAGACCTAACACACCTAATTCAAAACTGTGTCAGGACATAATACCTATAGTTAAAACAAAACCACCTAAAGATAATAAATGGAAACTACCTTGGAAAAAACCTACACAGTAGAACTAACAGAAACAGAGTTAGGCTACTTCTATTGGCGAATGAAAACTAATAGATGGTATGAAAGATACGTTCAAAAAGGAATGAAGCAAATGCCATGGGAACCTTGGATGGCAAAAACATTAGATAAACTTACCCCTATATATAATGAGCTCACTAACAGAAAAGAGAAAAATTGAAGCAGAAGCTGCAAAGAAAAAAGCTGCTGCAAAGAAAACAAAAACCACTGAAACCACTAAATCATGATTACATTAGTAAAACCAATTTTATTTGCCTTTATTAAAACTACAGCAGTTAAAGAACTGATAGTCAAATTACTAGAGGCATACGCAAAGTCTACAGATAATACAGTAGATGACAAGCTAGTTGAGCTAGTTAAGAAAAACTTAATTACAGAATAATGGACGAACTAAAGAAGCTACCTAGAAAGGCAACAGAAGACAGTTTTAATGAGTTACACTACCTTGTTACAGAAGACTTCTTGCATAGAATAAAGAGTGGAGAAGCTACAACACAAGATTTAAAAGCAGCTTGCGATTGGTTAAAGACCAACGATATTACTGGTGTTGCCTACGATGGTAGCCCTTTAGATAAGCTGAATAAACTTCTACCTACAGTTGATGCGTCTCTCGTCAAGAGGAAAGTCTATGGCAAAAACTTCTGAATACTACAAGAAGAATCCTAAAGCTAGGAAAAAACGCCTTAAACAACAGGCTAAATATAACAAAACTAAAAAAGGTCTAGAACTTAGAGTCAATGCAAACAAACTTAATAGAAAACTTGGTACATATGGCAACCGTGACGGAATGGATGCCGCCCATTATAAGGGTAGTAAAACCAAAGGCAGA